ATGAACAGAAACCAATGATTAACGAACAACTGGATAGTATTACATCCTATGTCTTTGAAGTATTACAAAACTCAAACTTCAATACAGAAGTTCATGAAACATTTATGGACTTGGCTATTGGTACTGGTTGCCTTCTCGTAGAGGAAGGGGATGCAGTAAGTCCATTAAAGTTTAATGCAATTCCATTGCCAAGACTAACTTTGAATATCGGGCCTGACAATAGGATAGATCAGATATTCAGAACACGCTATGTCGATTATGAGGATTTACAAGTTATGTATCCCAAAGGATTAATTCCCGTTGATCTTCTTCAAAAGACAAGAAGATCCAATTCAAAGGCGATTGTTGTTGAAGCAACAATGCGCTTGTATGATGAACCCAATGTAGAAAAATGGAAATATTGTGTGGTTCTTCCTAAAGAGAAAGTAATGATTGAGGAAAGGGAATTAAGAGGAAACGCCTCCAATCCGTACATTGTCTTTAGGTGGAACAAAGCATCAGGAGAGGTGTATGGTCGAGGCCCAGTCTTTAATGCGATGGCAGCAATCAAGACAACGAACCTGACAGTAGAATTAATTTTACAAAATGCACAGATGGCAATTAGTGGAATCTATACTTTTGAAGATGACGGAGTAGTTAATCCAGATAATATTCAACTAGTGCCGGGTTCTCTCATTCCCGTATCGCCGGGTTCAAGAGGATTGATCCCGATAGCTGCTGCTGGAAATTTTGATGTGGCTCAACTTGTGTTGAGTGATATGCGACAAAACATCAAGAGAGCATTATATATGGAAACATTAGGAAAACCTGAAGGAACGCCAATGTCTGCTACTGAAGTATCGGAACGAATGGCTGACTTGTCAAGACAGATTGGTTCTTCCTTTGGCAGACTTCAATCGGAGTTTGTTAATCCATTATTAAGACGGGTTATTAGAATACTGACAAAACAAGGAAGAATAGAACTTCCAAGAATTGATGGTCGGGAAGTAAAAGTTATTCCTCGATCACCATTGGCACAAGCACAGCATCAACAAGATGTTGCTGATGTTACTCGTTTCAATGAAATCATTGGAATGACATTCGGCCCTCAAATGCTTAACATGATAGTCAAGCAAGATGAAGTAGCTAAATACTTGGCTGAGAAAATGAACCTTCCTGAAAAGCTCATTCGAGATGCAGCTGAACAACAAGAACTGGCAAATCAGTTGCAAACCATGCAACAACAAGGTACATTGGGAAATAATGAACTGGAAAGACCTCAAGGACAATAAGAAACCTCAAGTTAAAAAACAGACTGTTGACGGATATGAACGACCTGACGAACTTGAGAGTAGAATTAATAAAGCATTTGCCATTGCATTTAAAGATGACAATGGACAACTTGTATTGGATTATTTAAAATCCATTACGACTGGAGCTGTAAGTGGCCCGAATGTAGAAGCGAATAGGCTCTTTCATTTAGAGGGTATGCGTTTTCTATTTGCCATTATTCAAGATCGAATAAACAAAGGAAAGGAAAAATAAATGGCTGAAGAAACTGGACAACCACAAGAAACACAAGAAACTGTAGAACGACCTGAATTTATTCCTGAAAAGTTTTGGGATGCTGATAGGAATGAACCTAATGTAGAAGCATTGGGATCATCTTATAAAGCATTGGAATCAAAGCTAGGACAACGAACGGAAGAATTGGGAAAATCAATTCGTGAAGATATAGAGAAGGAAACAAAATCAAACATTCCCACAAACGGATATGAACTGGTAACACCTGACATTCCTGAAGGAGTGGAAGTTAATCTTGATCCAGAACTTCCTTTGGTAGGATGGTGGAATGAATTTGCACAGAAAAAAGGATTGTCGCAAGATGACTTTAATTCTGGTGTAAAGGCATTTGTTGACAATGCTGTTGCCGACATTCCCAACATTGATACGGAAATACAATCATTGGGCGACAATGGAAAACAGCGAGTGGAAGCTGTGGATTTATGGGCGAAGAAGAATCTTTCTTCTGATGCGTATAAGTCTGTTTCAAATATAGCTACAAGCGCTAATAACATTAAGGTACTGGAAGAAATAATGAATCTGACAAAAGACAGTCCAATGCCTAGTGGTGATGTAGCGATTGATGTAGCTCCAAGTGAAAATGATTTACGATCTATGATGCGTGATCCTCGATATTGGGATGATGCGAGAAAAGATCAAGGATACATTGATAGGGTTACAACGCTATATGAGAAAAAATACGGTACAGAGCCAGCGAAACTCTAAAGTAAAAGTTGGATATCAAGAAATAGATATTATTGTCGAGAAGGCTTCCTTTGCAAAGCCTTCCGATTCCTATGGTGAATTTGACCATCGAAAGAATGTTATTTCCATACAAGAGGATTTATCGGATCGGGATTATGCTTGTACCTTACTGCACGAAGTTCTTCACGCCATAGTTTATTACTATAGTCTAACACAAACTGGACAACCATTGGATACAGAATCAAAAGAAGAAACTACGATTAATAGTATTACAAATGGCTTAATGGCTGTTTTTAAAGACAACCCCAACATATTGAAAGAATTTCAACACAGAATACATAATGTGCGTTGAATTTTAATGAAAAATCTGAAATAAAGATACTAAGCCCTTTTTTGTGGGTATTTGTGCCTATGTCGACTATGGATAACACGAAGCAATCAAGAGAGATAAGTGAAATTTTAATTAACCTTTGAATAGGAGCATATAATGGCAAGTACGATAACCAATGCCTTTATAACTCAGTTTGAAGCTGAAGTTCACATGGCGTATCAACGCATGGGTGCAAAGCTAAAGAGTTTGGTAAGGACTGTTAACGGTGTTAACGGTTCAACTGTCAAATTCCAAAAGCTAGCAAAAGGAACAGCTACAACTAAAGCGAGACACGCTGAAGTTGTTGCTATGAATAGTGTGCATTCCAATGTTACAGCTACGCTTGCTGATTATTATGCAGCAGATTATGTTGACAAATTAGATGAGCTTAAAACAAATATTGACGAAAGAGGGGTTCTTGCACGAAACGCAGCTTATGCGTTAGGAAGAAAAACCGACGATGTCATTGTTACTGTTTTAAAAGCAGCTACATCTATTGCTAACAATATCAATTCTTCAGCGACTAATATGACGTTGATAAAGGCACAAAACATGCTTACTGTTTTTGGGAACAATGATGTTCCTGATGACAACCAAAGGTACTGGGCTGTTGGCCCCGAACAGTGGGGGGATTTGTTGGGTGTCCAACAATTCGCTTCGCAAGATTATGTCGGGCCTGCAGAACTTCCATTCTTAAGTGGTGAACAAACTGCGAAACGATGGATGGGATTCTTGTTATTTTCTCATTCAGGTCTTACAGTCGCTACCGATAGACAAACATTGGCTTTTCATAAGTCAGCGTGTGGTCTAGGTATCGGCTCAGATGTGAAAACAGAAATTAACTATATCCCTGAAAAAGTTTCTCACTTGATTACTTCAATGTTGAGTTTGGGAGCAGTGTTAGTTGATGGCGATGGAGCTAGAGTACAGCTCTGCGCAGAATAGGAAAGGAGATATTTTATGGCTTATGAAACTAGTAATCCGATAAAGAAAATCTCTCAAATGGGGGATTCAAACTCCATGTGGTACTATACTGACGGTGATGCCATTGGAACGATAGATAATGATGACTATTTTTTAGCCGATTATTTATTATTAACTGCTGGTGACATTATTATTGTAAATAGTGGTGGCTCTAATGCTGTTGTGGATATATTAATTGTATCCGTTCAGGATGGTGGCACTAACTGCGACACAATAATATTGGCTTAGTATCGAGAGCAAATACATATATGGGGGATTTATTCCCCCATATTAAAAGGACAATATGGCAGTAACAAAAGTAGATGTGGCAGCAAGAGCCTTAGTAATGATCGGAGCTTCTCCGATTTCATCTTTTGCAGATGACAGCACGGAAGGTCTTGTTACAAATAACATCTATGAAGAAATAGTTGAAGCTACCCTTACACGACACAGATGGCGATTTGCCACTGGTCAAAAACAATTATCCCTTTTAACAGCAACACCCATTGGCAGATGGGAATACGCCTATCAAATGCCGACAAGCCCTTTAGTATTACAGATTATTACAGTAAGTGTTAGTGATGTTGTTATTCCTTATGCTCGTTATGAGGATAAAATTTATGTAGATGGCTATGGTTCGACAAGCACTGTTATTATGGATTATATTTTTAGGCAAGACGAAAGTAAATTTCCTCCCTATTTTCGTCTTGCTTTAGAATATAAATTAGCAAGTATTTATGCTGGAGCTGTTGCTAGAGATGCTGGTATGATAAAGCAATTTGATGAACTGGCAGAAAGACAATTACTGATTGCTAGAAACACAGATTCTCAAGAAACAACTTCCAAGCAACTTGCTACAAATCGTTTTGCTGAAGAAAGACGATCAACCCGTACAAGTGGCTTTGGATTGAATGGCTAGGCAAATCAGAACAGTATTAACCAACTTTTCGGCTGGTGAATTAAATCCCCTTTTAACTGCTCGTACAGATGCGAAGGCATATTTTGATGGAGCGAAACAATGCAGAAACTGGTATCTTCTTGATGAAGGTGGCGTTATGCGTAGACCCGGCACAACTTACACAGCAACTTTTGGTACTCGTGAAACACGAATCGTACCATTTATTTTTTCCAATGATGAAGTAGCGATCTTCGCCTTGTCTAATAACAGATTAGATATTTATAATTCGTCAGGTACAGCTATTCAGGCTAACATTACATCTAACTGTAACTGGACTACTGCACAGCTATTTGATCTTAATTTAGCCCAATTTGGCGATACAGTAATCGTATGTCATAGGGATAATCCAATAAGAAAAATCATTAGAGCAAGTGCATCGAGCTTTTCGGTATCAGCTCTTTCTTTCTCAACTCATTCATCTGGATATCCACGATACCAGCCATACTATAAATATGAAGATGACAGTGTTACCTTAACACCAGCAGCCACTACTGGTTCTGGAGTTAATGTTACTGCCTCATCTGCCATATTTGATTCTGATGCCAACTGGGTTGGTAAAACTTTACGCATAGGTGGTAAGGAAATTGATATTACAGCTAGAACCAATACTACTGTCGTGGTTGTAACTGTAAGGGAAACATTGGCTAGTACAAGTGCTAACTCCGATTGGGATGAAACTTTATATTCCGTTCATCGAGGATTTCCTCAAGCTGTAACATTTCACGACAATAGACTGTGGTTTGGTGGCAATCCATCAAAACCATCTTCAGTCGTTGCCAGTCAGATAGGAGAATACTTTAACTTTGGTCTTGGAACTGGATTGGCTAGTGAAGCGATTGATGTTGCTATTGCTGGTGATCGAGTAAACGAAGTGCGACATTTTGTATCATCTCGTGATTTGCAAATATTTACTGATGGTGGGGAATACTATACTCCAACATCTTCCGATATTGCAGCCATCACTCCTTCCAACATTTCATTCAGGAGACAAACTCCTTTTGGATGCAGTCGATCCACTCCCGTTGTATTTGACGGAGCAACTTTGTTCTCTCAAAAGAACGGAAAGGCAGTTCGTGAATATTTATATTCTGATACTTCAGCAGCCTATTCCTCAAACTCTATTTCTGTCTTGTCATCTCAGCTTATTGATTCACCAAAGCAAATTGCTATGATTACGGGAAATTCCTCAAGACCTGAACAATTCGCTTTCTTTGTCAATAGTGGAAGTACGCACAATGGTAAGATCGCAACTTTTCACAGCATCAGGGGAGAAAAGATTGCTGGATGGTCAATGTATGAAACAAGAAGTGGAGACTTCTTTCATTCAATGACTGCTGCCAATGAGAATTTATTTGTAGTGGGAAAACGACAAGTTAATGGTACAACAACATATACTTTGGAAAAATTTGCAGATGATGATTCTACTACTTTGGATTGCCAAACAACTACAACGGTTTATCAAAAAGGTACGCCATTAGTTTATGGTGGTTCTCAATCAGGAGCAACATTGAATGTTGACGGATTCACGACAATTCCAGCAGTATTGGAAACATTTACGATTGCTGGAAACGCAACAGAATATACAATCAACGCAGTGACAACCACTTCGGTTGGACATACTTTATCATTGGATCAAAGTTTGGCTGCAACTCCAGCAGACAATGCAGTTATTACTATGGTTAATGGATTTATGCATACGATCAACAGCATCTATGGAGAAATAGCTGTTAATGTCGTATCAGGAAACTCCTCTTTAGGATCATATACAATAGATGCGAATGACAGAATTATTCTTAATTCTAATGCAGTAGCTCCACAGCCAACTGGAGTAAAGGTTGGATTTAACTATACGCCGATACTGGAAACAATGCCGATTGACAAGGAAGTTGAAACTGGCCCACTCACGGGAGCGCCAAGAAGAATCACAAGAGCAGTCATTGATGTCAATAGTGCATTGGATATTAATGTAAAAGCTGCTAATGCCAGTGCATATGAATTACTCATTACTCCGTTAAACTTCACGATTGGTAGTGATTTAACGCCAGTAACGGGAAAGAAAGAATTTAATTTTTTGGGATACAGTAAAAATCCAACTGTTACAGTATCGCAAAACGATCCGTTGCCTTTAAAGATATTGGCGATGGCTATAGAAATGCAGTTTGTGTAGGTTGATATGGGTGTAGGCGCTGGAACAATGATGATGGCAAGTTCTGCCATAGGAGCTGTAGGAACACTTTATAACATAAGTGCAACTAAAGCTGCGAATAAAAGAGAACAAGCTCGTTATGAACGAGAGGCATTGATGGCTAAAATTGATGCGATTGAACAAGAGAATATTAGAAAAGATCATTTGAATCAGGAAATTGCAAACAACTTGGCGTTTCAGTCAACTGCTAACTACTATGATGATTCAAGAAGTTTTCTGAACATTAATAAATCAGCATCAAAGAAAGCTGAAAAGGATATGGCTAACATAAGGCTAATGGGAAAATCAGTTGTACTTAAATACAGAGAACAAATGTTTGAAAATGATGTGGCTACAAGGAATAAGGTTTTTGGTGGTTGGGTATCCATTGGATCAGGATTGACAAGTGGATATGCAATGTATGACTATTATAAAGAAAAAGGTACAGATCAAAAATGGTGGCAAGTATAATGGCTAAAGAATTAACATCAGGAGAAAGACAAGTCTTTACAACTCCTTCCTCATTGGCAAGTCGAATGGGAGTGGTCAAGGCAAACGCTGGTGATCCCGTTGAATTGGCTACAAGTGAGCTGGGAAAAACTCTTAGTTTTATTGGAAAGCAAAAAGCTGTTCAGGCAGAGGAAAAATGGAAAGCTGATGTAAAGGTTGAATCGTTAAAATTAATATCAAAATATGCTCAAGATAACAGATATGATCCAGCAGAATTTCTGAATCTTGCTACTGGACATCGTGATGGATTAATTGAAAGCGCTCCAAAGGCGTTCAGGAATTGGACTAGAACTTATTTAGCTCAACTCATTACAGGTCATAGTAATCAAATCATTGATGCGACATGGAAACGAGATCAAAAAGAATTACTTCTTAAAAATACAGAATCCAATAAATCAGAAATGAATGATATGGA